TTTGATACTATTAGAACTATACCTAGAAAACTAGGTGTTGAACATACTGCAACACATACACACCCAAGACCACCAGATGGTTTTTATCCATCAGTAGAGATAGGTGGTGGTTATCTTGGATTATTTGATGCTGGATATTTTGAGGTTGCAAGTTCAGAATATACAACGGGATCTGATACGGGTGCTACCGCTGCTGAACCATTGGCAGACAGATATGATCCTGGTGTAGTTACATGGACTGCATATGACCCTGCTGTTGACTCACTTCCAAACTTGAATACTCATCGCCATTATGGTAATGCTTCTAACGTAATTCCACAAGTGCCATCAGTTCCTAGAACAGTACAGGCATATGGACAAACAGTTTCATATCAAGATGATAACTCATGTATTGTACCAGTGCAGCAACCAGCAGTCACTGCTCCATTTCCACCACCTGGCACATACTTAGGACAAAGAAACTATTATGTATCTGATCAAGTTCCATTAGCAAGAAGAGGTAATGGTGCAACTCCTCCAGCTACTGATGAGCAAGATTATTATGGCGTACCTCCAGAGGCAGTTGGTAGAGATTTTCCATATCCTACCACATTGAATCATGGTGGTGATGCATTCACTGCTAACTCATTAGGATCTCACAATCACTTCACTATTGATATTGCAATGACGTTAGGACAAATGAATTTACCTAACACTATACTCATAAATAATATGACTACTGGAAACTTAGAACCAATAGATGTAGACAGAGGATTGAGCGTACAGGTTAATCCTAACACACCATCCTTAGTCGTACTGTATATCATCAGAGCATACTAATGGCAGTATTATATTCAAAAGAAAAGGGAAAATTAGGAACTCTTACTGGTTCTATTATAAACTGGTCGAATCAATTATCATCATCAGACCCAGAGGATCCCACTTTAGCACTAACTCTTCCTGCTGGTTATTTGAGATGTGATGGTGCAGTTTATCAGGCAGAAGTATTTCCAGAACTTGCTACGATATTAGGCACAGGGATAAATTGTAGATATAAAAAACCAGACACAACATTACTTGATAATCAATTTCAAGTACCAGATCTTAGTGCAAAGTCTACCAAGACATCATTCTCATCAAACTTAGGAACTTATCTTGACACATATTTGGACAATGATGCAGGAGTAGAGATAACTAAATCTGGTGTAGGATTAGATGTAACCAGTAATATTGGTACTACATTTACTGTACAGTATCAAGGTAATTTTTTCCTACCATCACAGACAATTGAAATTACAGGACAACCTGGTTTCACTAAGTCTAGTGGTAATTACACAGAAGAGACAGAAGTATTAGCAACTGCATTCCAACCACATGCTCACTTCCATGATGGTAAAAGGTCAAGGACTGCATCATCAACAAATGAATTTGGTTTGTTTGGTAGAAACTCATACACATCTAAGTCTAGTTTGTGTATCATGCCATGGGTAAACAACACTAAACAACCATTATGTCAGGCAGCAGCATCAGCGATAGTTGCAGCAAGACAACAGAGAGTTATAACAGTATCATGTTTTGGATTCTTCAGTAGTCCTCCTCCTGAGGTTCACACATGGTTTGGTGGTTGTTGGTCAGGTTGTAACTTTGACCAGACATCTAAGTGTTTGATACCTGGTGATATTCCTGAGCTAGATCCCGCAGGAACTGGTATACCAACAGGGACTTTATTACAATTTGAATGTTCAACTCTAGGTACAAAAGCAAGCACAGGATTTCCAATCTATGTACCTGGCGGTGCTGGATCAGGACAATGTGGTAACATCACATATAATGGTGAGATGTCATGTAAAACTGAAAATAGATGTGGTATTGGTGGTGCTAGTTGTACACAGTTTGACTCTAGTATCAGTGGTAATAATGCATGGGCATCATTAGTTCCAAACTATACACCATCTTTAGTATCAGCAGCAACTCAAGTTCCATTTGATGGAACAGCAAACACTGTTTCATATGGTGCTCTTAATAATATTGTTACTGACGTAGAAGAGTTTGGTAATGAATGTATACACAAACATTTGGTTCCTTTCAATCAAGAACCACATACATATCAAGTCAAGACACAACCAGCATACATTCCTGGTGGTAATATAACATCAACACTTAACATTGATGTGAACGCAGAAAACAAAGCAGATGGTTATATACAACCATTTCTAGTCCAAGAATTTTTAATTAAATATTAAGATGGCAACATACAGGAATTCATACGCTAATTATTATTCCGATAAGACTGGTAACCATGCTCCTGTCGGAACGATTCTTCCTGTCTTTGCTGATCTTAACTTAGCATCAGAAGAACCAGAGTACACATATCCACAGCACTTATATTGTGATGGAAAAGAACTATTCATTCGTGACTACCCAGAATTATACAGCATCATACAAAATAGATATGGTGGATCTGCAAGTGTAGCAAAAACACAGAACAATCAACCAGGTGGATTAAGAAGATCATATATTATAAACAATAAATTATTCTTCCAGTTTTATTATGATAGCACTAACGATAAGGCAAATGTAAAAAGACCATATCCTTTTGGATCAGTGTTTAGGTTTGCTCAATCTGGAAGTAATGTGTTTGGTGCATTTCCAAGTTCTGGTGCCTTATTTAATCAAAACACATTTTATTCATTAATAGAACCAACAGAAGATGTCACTGCACAAGCACAAACAAATGAATTTGCATATGAGTTGACACTACCAGATAGTATTGACCCAACAACATTTTTTCCTGTCAATGGAAGTGATTATATAAAAGATTTTACAGGTGGTGATGCACATCCTCTTATTATAATACAGAAGTCATTTTCATTACGAGACTATCCATATAATATTGGAACATTTAATCTACCAGACTACAGACAAAAAAAGATACTTGGATTTGGTAACGTAAACGGAGCAGGAACATCAACACCAGAGAATGCAGTCAACAACTTTGTTGGTCAGACTGGTGGTAGTTGGTACATTCCTAAAGCAACACTAATTGATAGTGGAGAATTCTTTATTATCGGTGATGTTAGAACCACAGGATATACTGAAATAACTGCTGATATTGCTGCATATATTACAGGAACTGTCAAGTATCAGATAGGACCTATGGATGACTATGTTTTTCCATTCCCTCCTACACATGGTCATAGAATATTATCTGTTGAGGTTGATCAAACAAAACAGGCAGAACAAGGACCTACAGAGATTGATAAGTTTGCAGTCAATTACATTGATAGTAGAGCAAATATTAATATATTTGAACCACAGGGAACAGCTGGTGGTGCATTAGGTCACTCACATGGTTTGATTGGTGTACCATTACAGAACTCACAGGCAGCGACATATGGTAATAGTAATGGTATCGGTGACAGAGCAGGAACATCTGGTGATCAACAGTATCAATACTTGGTATCAGAGTCAGCAAGTGTAGTCATAACTTCTATAACATATGATGGTAATACTAACTACATCACCATTAATACAGATGGATCACATAATCTATCAGTCGGTGATATAGTAACAGTTGAAGGTACAAACGAAAGTTTTTACAATGGTAATTTTACAGTCATAGCAGACGCATTCTCTAATGCAAGTCTTAATGTATTACCAAGAGATGGTGAGACACCAACTTCATCCCCTGCTACAGGAAATGGGAGAATCAAATTAGCAAATGGTTATTTTGTAGAGACACCAACAACAGCACCACCAAGAGCATATGTAGTTGATAACAATACATTGGTTGGTGGAAAGCAAGTAGTATATGAAATACCTGGCAATGCTATTACCATTAAAGAAGAAACATTTATTACACCACAGGCAGCAATTGTAACAGCACCCTCTGCTAGTGAAGGAGACGTAACTGGAACTTATATTCAAGTACAGGCACCAGGCGGTGGTGGTGCAGATAGTGACACAGATGGAGCAAACGCAGGGTATTGTGAAATAGGTCTAACAGTTGATAATGTATTCTATACCATTAGAGTTAATGGTGGTAGTGGTGGAACTGCTGGTGCTGGAGGTGGTGCTGGAGGAGCAGGAGGTAGTGTTGAAGTACCACAGGCATTATTAGATGACACTAGATTTCAAATATCAGTCACAAATGGTGATAATGGTGATGATGGTGGTGTTACAGGTAATGGAAGTAATGATCCAGCTGGTGGTGGAGTTGGAGGTTTCATACAGGCAGGAGACTATACCACAGGTGGAAATGGAACTGCACAAATAAAAGAACAAACAAATAATCAATCACAAGTAACATATACAAGTAATGGATCATGGTCAATACCAGCAGTGCCTGGTAATGAGGTTTCAAGAACTATAACAGTTGAACTATCAGGTGGTGGTGGAGGTCCTGGTAATGCTAATGCTAACTCTAACTGTACAGGACAATGGCCAGGTTGGCCACAGTCACTATCAGGTAAAACTGGTGCACTTGGTGGATATGGTGGTAGAGGATCAAGATTAGTTGGTACACTGACATATGGTGCGGGAACTCTTAGTTGGGAACTAGGAGAAGGTGGTAATCATGGTTGGAACGAAAGATCAGGAAATACAGTACAAGGAACAACAGGTAATGACCCTGCTACAGGACAACCATGGCAGAATTTTCCTGGTGGTATTGGTACAGGTCCTGAACCACGTGGTGCAAGTCCAGGTGTAACTGGTGCATCAGGATGTATTTCTGGTCAGGGTGGACAAGGAATGTGGGGTAATGGTGCTACTGCTGGTTCTGGTGGTGGTGTTACAGGTTTATTTTATGATGGAGTTTGCATCGCTGGTGCTGGCGGTGGAGGCGGTGGCGGTGGATCAGGTGGTGGTAACAACGGTGCTTCTACCACTGATGGTTGCTATCCTGGTGGTGACGCTTCAGGACCTGCACAGGCACTTATTGCTACATCTGGAGTTTTGGACTTTGCCAATGGTGGTAATGGTACTAGTGGATCATGCTCTGCTGGTGGTGGTGGAGGTGGTGGATCCGCCTGTGGTATCATCAACGTAACACCTGGTGGTGTTGGTGGACAAGCGGG